ATTTCTATTTAAAACTGCCAAAGGCTTCTTTCGTCCTGGCGTCACGCACCACCATGTAGGCATACTGCCCGTTGCCTCGGGGCTGGCGGATCCACACATAGCCATCATGGTTCGACCAGGCGTCATACTTAACGACAGAACCAGTGGGAAGCGTGGTGATCTTGGCGGAGCTCATCTTAGCACCCCAGCGTAAGTTAATTGCTTGGTTGCTGGTGAAAGTGCCATCCTCACTGTGCCAAGTATCGCCCAAGGTGTCCGTCCATTGCTTATTGGGGTCGGTTGTCGTCTTAACCTGCGTAGGAATTGAAGAAGCGTTCGTCGTAGTAGCGGCGCCGGTCAGCAAGCCTTTGAAGTCGTAGCTCATGTCAAGCTTGACGCCACCCACGGCAAAGGCGTCCGTAAATTGCCACAAGTCCGTGTTATCTACACCGGGTTGGCTGCCACCGTAATTGGCCACCCATGTCAATCCTGGAATTCCATTAACGGTTATCCGGCCATTCCAAAACCAGGAAGCCATTGAGTACTTACCCACCAGTGGAAAGCCAGCCGCCTTGACGGCATTTATAAACACGGTAGTGTCGCCATCAACCTGACTGGCGTTGTCACTTGACGCTTCCACGTCCGCTATCATGTAAGAATCGCCAGCTAATCCCAATGCCTTAGCGTTCTTGACAAACCACGCGGCTTCATTGCGAGCATCCTCATTGCCGTTGTAGCGAGCAAAGTGATACCCATGGACACGTAACCCGGCGTTACGAGCATTTGTAATTTGTGTTTGGGCCTTGGGACTGATGTACGCGGTTCCCGGATTGGATCCTTCAGTGATCTTGACGATAACTGCCTTGACACCAGCATTTTTAAGCGCCGTAAAGAAATCGGCGTCACTTGGCTGGTAACTAGAAATATCTGCAACTAATGGATATGCCATGTTTAGTCCTCCGTTGATTGATTGCCTGAAGTAGTGACCCCTGTCTTGGATACGATCGTCGTTGCGACAGCCTTAGTAGTTAACGGCGACTTTTCGTAGGCTGATTGCACCGCTAATTTGGCTGTTTCCTCCGTGATAGCGTAACCCTGCCGATCAAGGGCATTAATGACGTCTGAAACGGCCTGATTAAATTTTTGCTCACCGGTCATGCTCGTCGATGCCAGCGAAGCAACGGCCGTGCTGGCGATCTGGTCGATTAGTGCCCAGACCGCCATAGACTGCTCAGCGCTGGCGTGAGACGTTTTGGCATCAAGCCAAGGCTTGACGAACTTCCAGGCAAATAAAAAGAGCGCCGTTAAAGCGCCCGATTGGATCAACCATTCAACCATATCATTTACTACTTTCAATTATATATTCCTCCATTAACTACGTTTGTTAGTTCCTTAATCTGTTCAGTGAGTTCCTTGATTCGCTGGGTCTGCTGTTTGTTTAAGTTCTCTAGTGATTTAATCCTGGTGTTGAGCAGGTTCACTTTGTTTTGGAGCTTGATATTCTCCTCGTCAGTTTGTTTACGCCGTTGATATTCTTCTTCCCGATCTGCTCGCAGTTCATCCATTTGCCGGGTGAGCTTTTGTATTGATCCCACGTAGGCATCATTAGCGTCAATCTCTGCTGTTTTCCGAGATTGGAGCCACCCAAAAAATGCTGTGACCCCGCCCCCGAGAAAAGCACTCGCCATTGCTGTTAACATCTGCATTACTTATGATCGCCCCCTGAATAATTGAAAAAATCGTCCATAAGAATGCAGATAAAGACGTAGCCTGACAAGACAGTGCTGACTGACACGGTAGGTCTGAAAAACTCATCTTGGATCAGAAAAACCACGGAATAAGACGCCCATAGGCCGCCCAAGACCACGGTAGCAATAAACTCCATCTTCCACTTTCGGATCCCGGATAACGCCACCAGCAAGCTTGCACTTCCAACTAACAGCAACACCGTAACCCAAGGGATCTGCCCAAAGGCGTGAACGGAATGGACCACCAGGTTATGGGGATCATCTCGGATCATTTCTTGGTTAAATAACATTACCAAACCGACACAGATCGTTTCGGTACTGGTGATAATTAAGTTGTGATTGCGTTTCACCTCTCTCCTCCTCCCTTGTTATTTTTGGTAAACAAAAAGCGCCCAGTCAGTATCCAAACTGATGAGCGCTGGTGACTGCTACTTGAACAGCCGCTTAATTAATTTTTTAACGTGCTTATCAAAGCCGCCCCGCTAGGTATTGTGTATTTCAATGGCGACCGATTTTAGAGAATTATTCCTTCGTTTCGGTGTCTTCAGCGAAGATCTTATCTTCTTCGTCTCGAACATAGGCACGGAACTCATCAGAATCGGCTCGAACGGCTTTCAAATTCTTACGATAAGCTTCTTGATCATTAATATAAGTATTCATTGTTGTACTGTCGTTAATATCAGTAGCTACTTGGGCGCTGAAACGTGCCACTTCTACGTTGTTGATTAATGACCGACCGCTTAATTGAACTTTCTTTTCTTTACTTAACATTATTTATCACCTTTCTTATTGTCTAATTGTTGCTTCAGTTGTTGGTTTTCTTGCATCAGCTGCTTAGCCTTAGCTTCCCAAGCTGATGCCGTGTACTCTGCACTGGCCAGCTTCTGCACTAAGCTCTGTGCTACTTGATTCATATCGACATTATCGTTCATTTAACTTTTCCTCCAATTTATTAACTTTATCTTGTAATTGCTTAATGACTGGAATTAACGCCGGGCCAATCCGATCATATTGGATCCCTTCTAGTTCTCCATCTTGACCACGGGAAACAAGCATTTCTAGTCCGGCATCGGCTAAGTCTTCGGCAATCATTCCAAAGTGGCGTACTGGTTTATCTTGTGACTCACCATCAACATATCGCTCCGTTTCTGCCTTATCCATCCAGGTTGCAGTGGGAAGCTCTAACAGCCGTTCACCATAGTCCGAAACGTAAGATCGTTGAATATCAGTCTTATATTTCGATGCCGATGTTGACCGGACCAAGGCACCATCTGGGGCAACGTAGACATTAGGAGAAGCACCGTTGGTATTTCGGTAAGCAGATTCAATATGCACAAACGCCCCTTGGATAAACGTTCGATCCCCTGGATTCCAACCTGATTGGCTTTTTCCAAGGATAATAGCTGGCCGATTTTTCATGGAATAACCAATGTCGTAAGCTCTGCCTCCACTAACGCTAACAATATTTGCACCATTAAGTGTTGCACTACCGTCCTTATCCACCGCAAGAGCCGCACCACTGGAGGTTCCATCAATTCCCGAACCTCCAGCGAAAGCCCCATTGTAGTTGTCAGAACCAACAAAGACTCCATTTGGTGAATGGAGTTCAGCCCCCGCTGATCCAGGTGACCAAATATGAGCCAACCGACGAAGTCCCCCATATTTTGGCGTACCAGTTATATTAAGTGGATCGTCCATCAGCTTTAATTCACCATTAGCAAAATAAACCCCGTTGTTAACTCCGTCAGTCACACTCATTGTTCCTGTATCGATATTGATATTTAATGTGTTAGCAATTGAGGTTATCCTTCCCCTTTTGAATTGAACTTCACCATTATTAAGGTCAATTTTGAGATTGGCACCATTGATCGTTCCAGTGGTGATACTGCTTGCATTTAGATTAATGACGTTAATCAGGCCCGCATTCAGTGTGCCTGTTGTAATTTTATCGGCGCTTAGATCAGTAATAGCAGCACTAGGGATAAATGCTTTTCCGCTGAAAATTGTAGAATCAGCATCCATGTAGATTTTGTTATTCTGAATTAAAGTTGTGCCGGCTGACATGTTGATTTGCGCCATGATGTTCCCGGCCGTAACAGCCCTCTGCCAATCACTCCATGTGTTTCCGGTCTTCAGCCGGGTATAAGCCTCATTAGCATTGTTATCTCGCTGCCATGTTTGTTTAATTCGTTGAACATCTGGATAAGCAACTACTTGTAAATAAGCCCAAGCACTACCATCAGGGGTATTGCTGTTTGGTGCCGCTTGAATCCAGTAATTACCGGTTGTTGTGTAATTATTAGCATCAATTGCAGTTGTAACTTTCTGCCATGCTGTTTCATTACGTAAAGCATTCAACGATACATTGAAGCTGTTAGCCTGCTGAGTGATCTGCGTCTGTAAGCCGCTTGTTTTGTCAGATACTTCTTGACGAATGTTTTTAGCTGTCTGGTTAATTTGTGATTGAAGATCATTGTGATCACTTGAAACAGTTGATCGCAACCCATCTAATGATTGAGATAATTCCGAAAAAGCTGATTGAGTTGCTAAATCGGCGGGATTAGGCGAGTAAGGTGTAGCAACGGAACCATACTCCAGTTTTAGATTAGATATATCAACTTTTCCATTAATAACATAGAAACTGAACGTTCCAGATTGGCCTGCCCATTGCCAGTTTTCTATTTTATAGAGCTGGGAATCTTTACTGGTTATATTGATCCATTTAGGAGCGTCATAAGGGCCAGCCTTTACTTGTACCAACTGGCTGTCACAATCGGCACTAATTTTTGCATTGAAGGACAGCGAGAACGTCTTCCTGGTGGGGTCCCCGTCGGCTACAGCTTGATACATTCTGGAATTACCATTGTTCGTATCAGATAGCGTAAGAACACCATTAGCAAATCTATGGCCGATCTGATCCCAAATCCAGTTTCTATCAAAGTTCTGCGTATTTAACAATAAATTTACTCCACCACCATTAAACATTGGCAAAGTAGTCTGTTGAACCTTCTGGACAAAGCCATCAGCCGTTTGTAGAAAACCAGAATTGGTAATGATGTTGGTTAACCCGGTCCAGTTTGTATCGCCTTTAATTGCGTTGATGGCGTCATTCTTAGCCGTGTTAGCTTTGCTATCAGTTTCAGATTTAGTGTAATAACTACTAAATTGTTGACTAGTTGTTGCGATACGTGCTGATAGCTGCGACAAGTCATTTTGGATATCTTGAGTGACGCTATTTAAATCGACTCGTAACCCATTAGCCGTAGCCTGCACATCTACCGTCTTAGCGTAACCATTTAAATCGCTAGCCGTTAACCGAGCATTCAGAGCTTGATTAGTCAGATCAACAAAGTTCGTGTAAGTTGTATTATCAACTTTACCAGCCAACATTGTTTGGAGATTCTGTGCATCAAGTTTTAGCTGTGCAATATCACCGTTAGCAGTACCAATAGTGGTTTGGAGACCTTTTACGTCAACTTTGGTGGAATTAACATCTTCTGCTAAATTGGCGTAATTGATGTTTAAGCCTTTAACCGTGTTAGACACATCAGCAATATCTTTACCTTGCTCTTGTGCCTGCCTAGTTAAATCAGCAATTGAATTTTGAGCAGTAATATATTTCTGCAAAGCATCAGATGCATCAGCCATTACCTTATTCAAGTTAGGAACAACATTGTTATCATACTGACCTTGCAGATTAGTTACCGAATCATTTAGCTTTTGTAAGCTCTCATCTGCAGTCTTCTTATTAGCTTCAATTGATTTATTAAGGTTCTCAATATCTGCATCGGCTTTTTGCTTATTGTTGATGATATCTGCTTTGGCTTGGTCAAGTCCTTGTTGGGCTTCCTTGACTTGGTTCTCCACTACATGTAAATCACGGGTAGATTGGATAAATACCCAACCACCATTGTGATATTGATACATATCAGTTTCACCATTGCCTAAGTCTTTATACCAAATATCACCTTCGACTGGTGCTAATGGCTGAACACTAGAATAATAATTATTGTTTTTCCCATTAGCAGCAATAGCAGCATAACCAGCAGTCTCTCTGGCCTCGTTAGCAATTTCATCAACTTTAATTAGCGAACTAGTAATACTATGACCGCTAAAATCATCTCCTAGTTCAATCTGGTTATCATTTTCATTGAGTAAGTTATGCTTGACCTTATAGACCCGCGTTAGATACTCAATTTTTAAGTCATGACGGATAATTGCAACCGTATCACCAAGACCCAATTGACCCACATCAGTGACATCAGCTTTAAAGCTTACCTTGGGACGCTTTAATGATTGCAAGGCTCGCCAAGTAGCATTAATTAACTCAACTGGATCTTCAATGTCTTCAAAAATAGTTAAGCCAATCCGAGGGTTACCATCACTAAAGCCATAAAGTGCTGTTGCTTCTGGATCAATCAAATACTCCTGACCTGCTGGCTTGTCGACCGGATTACCATCCTTTTTAGTCCAAACTACATCGGCAAAAGTAATTCGCCGTCCGTATCCATCAGGAGTATCATCGTGACCTTCTGAAACTAACTCACCTTTACCGCGACCAACCAGTGCCGTGATTAATTCCTGGCTATCCTGTTCTTGTTGTACCGTCAGCAAGTTAGAGCCATATTCAAAACGTTTACCCGTTCGCTGTCCTTGTTCTGTATAGATGTTGACCTGGCGACGAGTAATTTTATTGCTCTTGGGATCAATCGTAACCTCAAAAGTTAGTTCAATATTAAATAGCCCTACAATTTTCTGTAGAGCTTCAAGATAAGTAATATAGTATAAATTTGTTGACTGGTGGCTAGTCTCTGTAACATTGCCTAGTGTCCAACGTGTTGGTTCAAGAACCATCTTCAACATTTCTTCGGCGGTTCGATCATTCGGGCGAATATCTTTAATATAGCCATATTGTTTTAGTTCGTCATATGCTTCTTCTATCCCTTGATACTCAATCCGGTCGTTCTGCACCCGTTCACTAAGGAGCTTAAACAATAAATATTTTTGCTTACTGCGTGGTGTTGGAATTGCAACATAGTAAATGTTATCCGCAATACGATCTTTTAAGGGCGTGGAGAAATTGATCTGATTAGCTGCATTAATTTCTTCAGTCATTTCAGCTTCAATGAAATCATTATCCTTGAGCCAACGTCTGACACGTTGCTTTTTATCTAATAGATACATTCTCATAATTTCTTCACCCTATACCTAATTTCATATTTCCCGTTTGTCGAAAAACGAATCGTATCGCCATCCTTAATATAGAAATCGCCAAGGTTACTATCCAAAGTGACATTCATTAGTGTCGAAACTTCATTAATAACAACATCCAGCGCATTAAAATCAATCAATACCTTGGCATTAGCAGTAATTCCTTGATTAATCTCAATCTTCTTATCACCGTTTGAAACAGTCAAAGAACCGATGTCAGCACTAGGATTAAAAATAATCGTTTCTGGAGTTTGACCATAATTTATTCCTGTATTTGGAAATTGGAAACTATTACCGGTTCCCGAAGCAATTTGGTCATTACTATAAGCAAACGGATCACTACATTCGATTGTTATCGTCCCAACATCGTTTAAAATATCATTTTCCATTTTAATTTCAGTCACTGTCCCGGTGTAAACAGCTTCTGGATAATCAGCAAAATATAACCGTTGATGTGGTTTCGATAAAATGATATTTAGCTGCTCCATCTGTCTGTTATATTCAACGATGGATTCAGTCTTAATCAAAAACTTAACTTCGATAACTCGTCGTTCTAGCTTTGATGATAAATACATATTCCCATCGCCAGTTAAATCTGCATCATTAATCTTCCGAGAAAACGTATATCGACCACTCACGACCAAAGTGGTATAGCCAGTAATTTCATCATCTAACCAGTGACCACCGTAATTGATCGCCTCCACCGGGCGAGTGGGACTATTAATTGATGGATTAATATCCAGGTTAGTAAAACCATACATAACCATTACCTCCTAAAATCTATACTTATTTAATGAAGTCTGCGCACCTTGTTCACGGCTAATATCATCAACAAATGCCCGATACTCTGTTCCGCCCAGTGAAAGGTTAATATAGGCTGGTTGTTGATTTATATTAAGTTGGTGATCAACCATGCTCGACACTGCGTTATTCAGGCTCCCCTGAGCCAATACCCCATTAATGGAGTTACTTAGGTCAACGGTTGGGATAGCAGATTGGGCCATGTTATTAGCCGCCTTAGCGACCATATTAGTGTTATCAGTCATCCCTTTAGCGAACCCGGCTGCTACATAGTAACCAACCTGATCACGCATAACCCGCGATGGCGAGTGAATGTGTAGGAATGACCGAGCAGCATTAACAGCGGAACTAGCCATACTTGCCGCAGCACTGATAGCAGCACCAATCATGCTACGAATGCCGTTAACAAAGCCCATCACGAAGTTCCGACCAGCGGAAGCCATCGAGCTAGCCGCTGAGCGAACAACGCTAACTGCTGCATGGATTCCACTCGACGTTACTGATCGAGCCGCATTCCACCCAGAGCTGAAGACAGAGCGAACTGCACTCATCATGCTAGATACAACGGAACGAATAGCGCTCATAGAATTAGATACAACAGACTTGATGCCATTCCAAGCAGAAGACGTAACTCCTTTAATACCATTCCAGATAGACGTCATCACGGAACGAATACCGTTCATAACACTGGAGATTACAGAACGAATACCATTGATAGTAGTTGTGACCACTGATTTGATGCCATTCCAAACAGTAGTAACAACACCTTTAATGGCGTTCCAGGCGCCCGACCAGTCTCCTTTAATGGCATCGGTAGCAGCCCTAATTACGCCTGCAACGGCATTGATAGCAGTTGAAACGATTGTGGAGATAACAGACCAAACAGTCTGCACTACTGTCTTAATTACATTCCAGATAGTTGTCCAAACGGTTTGAACAACCTGCATTCCGGTCTGAATAACTGTGCTAAGCATTTGAACAGCGGTCTGAACAACAGTCTGAATATTAGTCCAGACCCCTTGGATAACCGTTACCAATCCTTGCCATACTGTTTGGGCAGTGGTAATGATTCCTTGCCAAAGAGTGCTAAAGAATTGACCGATTGGTTGCCAGATTGCTTTTATAGCTTCCACGATTGGGGTAAAAATTGTTACCATTGTTTGCCAAATGCCTTGAGCACCGGTAACGATCCCCTGCCATAACGTGCTAAAGAAGCCAGTTAAAGCGCTCCAAAGATTTTTGATTGACTCAATAATTGGGGCCATACCCTGAGTAAAGCTATTCCAAACGCCTTGAGCAGTGGATGTGATTCCCTGCCACAATTGGCTGAAGAAGTCCTTAATGCCACTCCATGCCGTCTTAATAATGTTAATTGGTGTTTGAAAAGATTGGGTAATGGCATTCCAGACCGTTTGAGCAACAGAAACTAATCCGTTCCAAGCGTTCTTCAGGAAGTTAACAAAATTGGACCAGAGTTGCTGACCCGTTTTTGTTTTTGTAAAGAATAAAACTAATGCAGCAACCACAGCGGCAATAGCGGCGATAACCAAGGTGATTGGATTAGCAAGCATAATACCCCAAAGAGCTTGTAAACCTCCGCCTAAAGCCATAGCTGCTGCTTTTAGCCCTGCAAATATTGCCTGACCTGCTTGCAAGCCCACCATTGCTGTCTTTGCAAGTTTTGAGGTTTGAGCAAGTTTTGAAAGTGCGGACACTGCTTCAGTAACATTAGCTGCTTGTTTAAGTACAAGAAATACTCTTCCAAGGTTACCAATGGCGCCAACCGCTCCGCCAACTAATCCAACAATTTTTCCAACATTGGTTGTAAATGCACCAACAGCAGTGATTGCTGGACCAATAACCGGAGACAATCCAACAAATCCACGAATAAATTGAGCCATAGAATTATTAGAAGTTGTAGCCCATTCGATAGATTGATTAATCATATCAAGCATGGCTCCGTTAACTCCGCCTTTGGCTGCCATTGCTTTATTTCGGAGGGCTTCCCAGTTACCACCAACTTGTTCAATCTTTGAACCGATGTTTTGTTGCATGTCATTAGCTTGATCTTGCAAGAACTTAGTAGCAGCCGCAGTAGAATGTGCGGCTTTATCTTGTTCGGCGGCATATGCAGCCCAACTAGTTTTAGCATCACCAGTTTTATCATTAATCGCGTCAAGTAAAGGAGCAATAGCCTTCATTCCAGACGCACCGAACATCGCTTTAAGTGCAGCAGTCTTTTGAGCATCGCCCATACCGTTAGTCTTATCAGCGATTTCTTGTAGGATTTGTGGGAATGGTTTCATCTTACCGGCACTATCAACAAACGTCAGTCCTAAGGCATCCATCTGTTTCTTAGCAATGGAGCTAGGCGCCAGCATTTGAGTGATCGCATGGTTTAAGTCATCAGAAGCTTGGGCAGCAGAGAACCCACGGTTAGTAAGTAAACCAATTGCCTCAGCCGTAGTTCCCATGTCCATACCGGCCATCTTAGCCGTAGAACCGATCGTAGCTAGGGCTTGCTGCATATCCTCAATTGAGGCGTTAGATGCGTTAGCCGTTTGAACCAAGATAGCAGCGGCTTGTTGAGGTGACTTCAGACTATTAGACCAGATATTCATTGCTTGCTGAACAACCCCAGCGGTTGCTTGCAAGTTAGAACCAGCGGCAGTCGAAGCTTCAGCAATTGCCGGGAACTGTTTCTTGATATCATCAAGCGAAGCACCGTTACGAGCCATTTCAACCATTGCGTCTGCCGCATCTTGAGCACTGATAGGTAAAACAGCTCCCATGTGATTAGCAACATCTGCTAACTCACCAATGTTTTTAGAAGTACCACCGGCAATAACAGCCGCTTGATTTAAGGAACTTTGAAAATCCCCAAAGCCTTTAACTGCTTTAACTCCCATTGCAGTAGTAGCAGCACCAGCAACGGTCATCGCTTTACCGACTCCTTGCATCTTCTGGTTAACTGAGCTACCAAAGTTTTGCGTTGCTTGTCCGGCTCGGGCTAAAGTGGAACTAAAGGATGAATCAACAGCTGATAAGATCGCACGAACACTATAGCTTTCCGCCATTGTCCATCCCCCTTTCTTTCCACGGAATAATCTTCCCAGCCGCTTTCAGTTTCTTAAATTCTTCTAGCCGCCGGTTAAAAATATTAGCTCGATCAATAACTCTAGTAGTATGACTGTGTGGCTTATAGTCGGCTTCAAAAACAGATCGAACCTGATCAATTTGTTTCTGAACATCAAAGAAGTCTTGAAACTCCCCAAAGACAGGCTTGGGGTGTTTGGGACTCCCTTTAGTAGCTTGAACACTTTGGATCCACCATGCCAGGATCGCAAGGTTTTCCTGCTCATTAACACGGCGGATCTGATACGCTTCAAGCCGTAGCTGATACTCACGCAAGGTCATGCGCTTAACATCTTCAATATTAGAAAAGCCTAGAAGAGCTAGGCCGTTCAGCAATATCTCATGATACTGCTGTTTACTAGATAGCTCTTCTAGGGCTTCATGTTTTTTGCTGCCACCTTAACGGCGTTAGATTCAGCAATAGCCTTGTTGACTTCATCGAATACCTTCTCAAGATCTGAGTCGGTATCAATGAATTCGTCAATGGCCTTCTGTGTTGGCCGAGGCTTGTTATCCCATGCCGCACAGTAAAGCACATCAGCCAGGACAGCCGGATCATAAGCCTGCAGGGCTGGCAGAGACTTGGTTAAACCAAAACCAAACGATTGGCCATTGACCTTCATTCCGGCCACCTTATCCAGTTCACGGACAAACGCAACGCCAAAGTTTAATTCAACATTCTTACCATTAATCTTAATTTCCATCAGTTACTGCCTCCTTACTTACTCGCTGGAGCAGTGCCATCGGCATTACCCTTACCGGCATCGCCATCAACAAAGGCGGTACCGTTACCATTCTTATCTTGCTCAGTGACTTGACCAATCCCTTGGAAGACATAAGATAGTTCTTCTTCGGCATCATCTGGCAAGGTCAGCCAGCCGCGCTGTGGTTCACCCTTGATCGTAAAGGTTACATCACGAGTTGAGTTGTCGTCCGGATCGTTCTCATTTTCGTCTTCGGAAACAATCCCACGCATATACCATGCAAAGTATTGGCCTTGCTCATTACGGCGTTTCCGGTAAACAATCCATACTTCGATATCCTTGTTCTTCAAAAGTGAAGTCATCAGATCATCAGAAACCTTGCTGATGTTATGGACGAACTCAATTTCGAGGTCTGTTTCCAAGGAAGAAGTAGTAGGAACCCCACCTTGCTTAGTTTGAGTAGTATCAGTATCACGTTGTGGATCAAAGTCCAGTGAAGTTTGGTAAGGAATCAGCTGTCCTCGTTCCTTGGCCGCGTTTTCTAGCAACCGAACATAGGCAACTGTATCAATACCTTGTAAATATTGAATATCGTTGTTTGCCATTAATTATCATCCTTTCTAAACTAAGTTAAATTTCAAGTTAACTACTGCATGATTTAGGACTGTGTCTGGAACGCTCGTATCTTGAATGATCTGATAATCACTGCCAGTCATTCGCCCACGATAACGATAATCAGCCGTTTTAAAACCAGTTGAGGCAATCATTAGCAACGAACTAGCCATTGTATCAATAACTAGCCGTTGGTCCTGATTGCCCCAGACATTTACAGTGAGATTAATTTCGGCACCAATGCTTGTCTTAGTCGTAATTGGTACCAGGTTCATATTTTCAAGCGTTACAAAGGGATAACCGACATTTTCAGAAGCCATTGGCAAATGATCATAAGTGTCATATCCCTTTTTCATCGACTGTAAGAAAACATAATCATACAATTCTTGTTGTGGAGATTTCATCATTGCATCAACCTTTTTAATTCGTTGATAAACATTTGTGACTGAACATCAAAGGCCGGCTTTAATGTTGGCATGGCCGACATAAACCGTGTGCCGTATTCCAAGTATGGGAAGTAATCAGTCGTCGGCCCAACAGAAACAGTCATGCCGCCGTCACTAAAGATAGGTTTAACTGACCGGCGTGTCCGACCAGTGGAGTAGCCATGCGTGTAAGCGGCCTGCATATTTGATTGGGTCCGACTAGATAACTGCGCGCCATGCTTTTTTACCACTTGCGGTACCGCACTCAAGTCCATTTTCCCCTTGATACCGGCAATCAAATCATCTAATCCTTCAATTCTTATATTAGTCTTTCCCAATATCTTCACCTACCAAAATAGTTACATTCTTTAATGGAACAGTAGTTGTTCGCATCCGATATTTAGTAGGACTATCATCAATCATTAAATACGCCCACACTTGATTAACTGGTTCTACTAAACGGATAACCTTCACACCCTGGACAATACTACCGAATAACTTCACTGTTCGATCAGCACCAACATCGGTGACGTCAGCCATTCGATCAGCTACTATCTCTTCCCCACCTTCATATTGAGAAGTCTTAGGGTTATACCGACGCTTGCCAGTGTTATAGAATTTCACCTCATGATTGAACCGCACGGCTATCACCTCGGTAAGGGTTAAAGAACTGAACACGCCCCAACGACTTAACGTTTTTACCGTTCTGTTCTCGCCAAGCGTTGATATCGTCAATGAAGTCGTCGAAGTCCGATGAGTTAAAGGTGATTGACTGGCCTTCCTGAGAATAGGAGGCCATCCCCTCATTGGCTAAGCGATTGTAGCGCCGGACACAGACTTCTAACGCAATAAAAGATAAATCTGCGGGAATATTTTCATAATCGCCAAGACTTAACTTAAAGCGCAAGGCCTGTTCAGTATTCTTAATAATTAAATTAAGTAACGCGTTGTGTTTGTCAGAAGTTAGTTGAAGCATTGTCTTCAATTCGTTCAGGTCAACAACATGATTTTCTTCTGTCATATTACTCACCTAACTTTGCTAATAAATCAGGTTTGTTATCAGTTGATGTGTAAGCAATCCCATGTTTATCAAGGTATGCTTTAATCTCGTCCACCGTGTTAGCGGACGTTGGCTTTACGTCATTTATTTCGCCCGCTCCCGAATTGTCGGGCGGTGTTATTTTGATGCAGGAGTACCCACAGTTGCAACCACGATACCATCAAGCCGTTCTGGGAAGAGTACACCAGAAGTTAAAGCCAGGGTTTCGTATGATGCATTTTCAGTCAGTGCATTGTGAACTACACCAATCAGGCCCGTTTCATCAGTAGTCAGGCTGAAAGCTTGGCTAAGGCTACCATTCATTGAGGCATAAGCATAATTCAAGTTCTGACTAGCAGTAGCCGCAATCGTGCCTTGTTTTACTGCACCAGTCAAGATAATGGTATCAAAGCCAAGGTAGTTCTGAATGTAAGTCAGGCCAAAGGCGGTTTGGGTCGTAAGAGTTGAGTCACCCAAGTAAGTGTAGAAATCTAATGGGTTAGCAAAGAGGACAGATTGAACGTCGTCATCTTCCCACTTGATAGCTAATTGACCAAGAGCCTGTGCAATTGCCTTTTGGAAAGTATCGCCAGAAGTCTTAGTAGTACCAGTTTGAACAAAGTCGAAGAAGTCCTTCTTAATGTCGCCTTGAATGGAACGAAGTAACTTACTGTCGGTGTCGTTTACAGCGGCTGCAAAACCACTTGCTTGAATAGCTTCGGCAGTAGTTTGCTTACGGTACTTCTTGTAAGCCAGTTCCTTAGTGTCAGCCAGCTTACGAGTAACCTTGCTCAGTGGAATTACTTCACCTTCAGCAACATTACCATCAGCCTTAGTTACTTCAGACTTGTAAATCTTAATCTGTGAACCAACTGCCATTGGTTGCATCCGAGTTACATTCAATACTTGGAGCAAAGTACTAATTGAACCAGTGAATTGTTCCGTGAAGTCAATGGACTGTGCAATTAAGTCCTTTGAAGTTGTAATATTTTCTGTTGCCATAAATTATTCCTCCTAATGTTTATATAGGTCTAAGTTTTCTGCAATGACCTTTTGCCGCTTGATTGGGTCTTTGATCTTGCTAATCTCAACCTTAGTCATTGTCGGCTTACCATTATTTCTTGGTGTAGAACCCTTGAGAAGCTCCTTCTTCACACCGCTTTGAATTTGGTTGGTGTACTTAATCAATGCTTGAACATTGGCATAGGTCTGTTTGTCATCATCAACGACAACCATATTCAACACATCATCACCAACGGTTAGGCCAGCATCCTTAAAGACTTCATCGGTCTGCTTAATGTTATCCCGACGAGTGATCTGAGCACGAAGAGAAGCAATTTCCTTGTCCTTTTCGTCTTCGGCTTTTTTATCCTTATCCTCGTCTGATAAATTCTTGATTGACTTACCTGATTGAAGCTCTTTAATCTTAGCGTTGGCCTTGTCCAATTGGTCTTGAAGAGAGTGCTTCTCGTTTTGTTCCTTACCAATCCGTTTCTGAAGCTTCTTGACCAGCTCGTCACCATCTAGTTGCTTATCTTCCCTTGGATCGGTACCAGCATCCTTAGGTTGTTCAGTGACTTGTTGTTCTTGAGTTTCAGTGTTCTTGTTATCGTCCATGTTAGGACCTCCTTTACTCGCATTTAACGTCATGGGAGACAACTCGGGTTTTGTTTAACGTCCACTACACACGGAACGGACAATAATTATTTATAAATCTGGCTCACGAAAATCGTAGCTATCAGCATCATCGATTCCACGAAGTTGACCATACATTGTGATTTGAAGCTTAGTTATATTGTCTATATCCGACTCAATTTTTAGGTTTCTATAAGCGGTGACCTTTGCGCCGTTGATATAGAGACCATCCTTTTTAATCTCAAACTTATTCATCTGAATCACTCCAAAATAAAAAGCACTCAGGACTAATCTGAATGCTTATCTTTACTATCAATCCAATATGCCGATATACTGCACCGACAATTAGGATGAATTGGAATCTGCGGTACTTCATCAACTGGAAATACCCCGTAACCAAGATCATACTCATCATTATCGTTAATCTCTTGGCACACTCGACAAGCACCCGGTTCTGCGTACCACTTCACGTACTTGTAATCGGCAGCTTTAATGCTGTCAATCTGTGCTTGATATTGAACCCGGGCTGTTTCTGTTCGGGCTAGCCGCTCAGTAACATATGCATGATTCTTAATGGTTGTCCTAACCTGATCACGGAGATTGCGTGCAATTGCTTGATTACTTTGACCAGCGATTAAACCAGTGGTTAAAGCAGAATCAAGGGCGGCTTTTAATGCATCTTGGTTCAGCCATAATCGCTGACTCCAGTTGGCTCCTCCAACCTGCTTCATAACGATCTTTGCAATGTTGTCATCATTGATAATTGCATTATTGAATTTAAGATTACTCCCAAGAATGCCAGCTTGTCGTTTGACCTCTTTAACGTAGCTGTCATTCAGCTTTACTCCTAAATCATTATTGATGTTCATGTTGGCTTCAGTTAGATGCAACCCAACCTGACTTTTAAGATACTCTAGCCGGTTAATTCTCATTGTCGCATTGTAGATCTTCATCCGGCGATTAACATCGTCACTAAAGTCAGCATAGGTTACTCGCTTACCCTGCGCTCTCATCTGAGCAGCTTGCATGACTAACTTCTGAGCCTCGAACTCATGATCGGCGATATCAGCAGCATCAACAGCAGAATAGGCAGTCTGTAGACCGCCAACCGACTTGGCAAGTGATTGATACTGGTGATCGATATCCTTATTAATCTGGGCAATAGCAATATTGTAATACCGCTCAATTGCCCGATTAAAGGCTGCGTCGGTAGCAATGTTCTTCTCTTGCCACTTACGCTCCTCCTTTTCACGTTTCTTCCAATACGCACTATTCGTCGTTGTCGGCATCATCATCACCATCCGGCTTGTCTTGGTCTAAGGCCGCAGGACCATACTTCAAGGCTTGTTGCATGTTATCCTGTTTCTCTTTGTTGATCCGCTTCAATTCTTCCTTAGGGTCATCAACAAACGGCAGAATAGACAGCAGAGTTTCCTGTGATACCAGCCCCTGTAACTTCTGGGCGGTATCTGCGTCGTTTGAAATATCGTCCGGTAGATTACGATTGAAAGTGAAGTCAAGCTCTCGCCAGTCTTCTGAGTGAGCTTCCGGCAATACCGTACCAACGCTAAAGATGATCTGGTAAAGGTGCCGCAATGCTTGTCGGAATTTACGTTCCTTGTTAGCCGCCATATTCCGCATTGGCAGAAGCTTATACTGCAAGGCCACACCAGAAGAGTTACCGGCAAAAGCTTCATCATTAAGGTTGGATACCATGCTGATCTGGTAAATCATAGAAACCAGCCGGTCAATAATATGTTCCTGCATATTGTCGCCGTCCGGCTTACTGATGAAGTCCACCGTTGCGTTGGTTGCATCAGCATCCGGACTATAGATCATCTGGTTACCAATCAAATCAGCATCTGGTTTACCATCCCCATCTTGGTCTAGGTCTACACCCAACACTTTCAAGTAGGCATTGTCGAAATACTCAACCTGATTAGCCTTCTGACTAAGTACCCGATCCAGTTCATCGATCAACGTCTTAACATTATCAAAGACCCCCTGTCGCTCTTCATTACCATAGAATTCAACGGCGGGCACCAGCTTATATGGATTGGGCGTTTCCTCAGTAAATTTACTGTCCTCAAAAGAAACAATCTTAGTAGCGTAGTAAACCATACCGACCTGAATGCCATCTGTATTCTTCCAATAACGAACAAATGCTAGCGGCTGTCGTGATACAGTGTCATCATAAATCATGAAGGAGTCCATTGGGGATGAGTAAGCAATCCGTGTTTTACTCTCTTCGTCCTGATATACAAAAGTAAGTGAACGCCCGAAGATATCCGCTTGCTTACTGATTTCACTTAGCTTGTCCTGTAACGAATTCTCATCGTTCCATTCCTGTAAGGCCATATTGGTTTCCTTATCTTCCAGTGTAACCTTAGGTGGAATACCAGTGAAGAACCCGTTGTATGTGTCAACAATGTAGTGTGGCAGGTTGGCAACTAAACGATTATCTGGTCCAAACTGTCGTGGCAGCTGATTCAAGATATCGTGATTACCCTTGTACATCTCAAGGTTATGCTTATACTCACCTGATAATTCGATGTTCTTACCGATAAACTTCAGCAGATCAGGCATCGTTAGTTCATCATCTTTAGGATAGATAAACACATTGCCTTCAACAACCTGGCCTTTAATTTCTGTCATTCAATCACCGCCTTAAATGTAAATGTTTTTCAGGATCTTACCCTTCGGACTAGCCATTCCGTTAATCTCATTCAGCGCATACCGAATGGCATCAATCTCGTGGTTATATGCATCGACCGGCTCATTGGTGTACTCACCAGTTTGCCGGTCTTTCTTATATGTGTAATTCTCTAACTCTTCAATCGTCTTCACACAGCGATCATCTACAACCAGGTGATACTGCTGCATGAATGAGATCCCCTGAACGATGCTATCCTTACCTTTCTTGGCCGGTCTAATTCGGGGAATGCCATCACGTTTGATCTCGGCAATTGATTTAGGTTCAGCCGCATCAGCCGTGATGATCTCTTTGGAGTAACCCATTTGCTTGATCATTCTGGCAATATCGCTGTTCAGCATTCCATGCTTGGCATATTCTTCCATGATGTAGATGGTGTGATTGTCCTGATCGACCTTGACGTGCATGAAGGCTGTTTCATCGTTGGTATACCCGAAGTCGAGGCCGAAGTACGATGGCAGGTTCACCATTCGTTGAGCGCTAAGACGGCGTTTACTGAAGTCAGGAAAGACCAGTTTATCCAGCGTGGCAAACTCGCCCAACGTATAGATTTTATAGTAAGCCGGATTAGTTTGTTTCAAGTTCTCAATCGTCCTGATGTTGTCCGCATCGAGGAAGTGATTATCCTTGTATGTCGATTGATGAATGGCTACCCGTGAAGTATCAACCGTAGCAGTAGGATCAAACCATTGTTTGTAGGTCCAGTTAAGCTTGCTAACCGGGTTGAACATGCAGAACAGTTGCCGCTGCTTATGCTTAGGCTCACGAAGACGCAGAGTTAATTGTGTGAAATCATCTTGATTAAATTCGGACGCTTCTTCCATAACCACATCGGATAATCCCTTGATTGACTTAATCTTTTCTGGGTCATCCATTCCTTTAAATAAGAAAACCGCACCATTCGGTAAATGAATCGTACGGTTTGAATTATTAACTTTACACAACGGTAACAGCCGCCACGTTGACAGGCAATCAATCACATCGGTAAAGATTGAATCTTTGATTGTCCGGTCAACCTTTCGTAACCACAGCACTTTACGGGGATGATTCCAATGTTTTAAAACTTTAAGCACAACTTTCTGAACTACACCATGTGACTTACCTGAACTCGCTCCACCGTATGTCAGTACCAAACCTCAATAAAATGGCTGTAGTCGAACAAGTTATCAAAGATCTGCTTATTGAATACATTATATGGTTTTGGAAAGTTTAGTTTGATGTTTGGCACTGTATCACCCCCCTAGTTGTTTTCATAATAATCACTCACTAGAAAAGCCATGAAGAACTCAACGACGATTGCAGTAATGAAAACGCCCTTAGTAATTAAGCCAGGTTTCAGCAGTAGCCCTGCAATCGTCATAATTGGCACCATTGCTACCACACTAATCTTCATCATCGTAATCACCCATTCCAATCTCAATATCAAGGTTACCGTTGATTTCTTTCTTATCGACGAACATACCATAAGATTTGCCTAACAGCTCCAATGCTTTCAACTGGTCCTTAGGAGAAACAGGCGCATCAACCAATTTGCCGTTATTAGCTAACTGCTGAACCCTAATCGATCCATCAGCGAATCTACTAAGTCGTTCTGCAACCTCTTCCTGAGACATGATTGATGCACCTGACTTTTCTTTTAGTTGCTCCATTCGCTCAGCAATTTCATCTCTAAGTTTTAATAAGTTCTGCGCACCCTGAACATTGGGATGCTTGTAACCAGCTCGACGAGCAGCATCAGTCGCATTAAACTTGCTGACACTGCAATAAGCATCGATGAAGGCCCGCTGTTTGTTAGTTAGTTTCTTGTCGCTAATACTGCTCACCTCCTCTTTAAACTAAAAAAGCGCCAACCGAAGTCAGCACTATACTCATTTACAATCCAATACTAATATTTACACTATACTTCCCAGTAACTATAGGATGCCTCTCCGTTCTCTACGTTAAAATTAAGGCTTTCATATTCGTTTGAATTTTCTGAAATCATCTTGTCCATACCGTATGCAGATACGCTTTTGTTTTTAGATTTAACATACAAATACTTATACCATGAGCTTGAGCTTTCAAAATCAAAAAAGCCAATTTCATTAGCAGAGCTTACAAATTTTACAACTATAGACTCACATTTATTTTTCTCTCCCCAGAGGTCATTGTCCGTCAAAAGCACTATATTCTCATAAGGCCGGATTCCAGAATATTCTATTATTTGAGATTCTGAAGATTTATCCTTTAAATATTTAATTTCAACAGCTATAGAGTATATATTATTTTTTGAAATATTCTTTAAAACAGCGTAGTTCCTATCATTAAATTTAGTGAAATTCAAAAATGTATTTGTAGGATTAGGCTGATCCATGTATTCATTAGCCTCTTCCATTCCTCTTAATTCTTCTTTTAGTTCATCAATAGCCTCGCGGCTTCCAATAAGAACAGTATTGCCTGGTGTAATTTCACTGGCAAGCATATCACTTACCGCAAATCGTGGGCGGTGGCTTTCAACCTCCATTGCTCTTTGAATATCTGCCTCTTTCTTTATTTGCCAAAAGACTACTAAAAAAGCGCAAATAGTTCCCACACCACTGACCCAATCTGCCAGAGTTCCATATTTATTTGGGGAGTATGGAAAAATATCAAACACGACCGCTCCTAATGAAAACAAAATGCAAGAAATAACAATATTTTTTATATACACTTTCATACATATTACCCATCAACATTATACAAAAGCCCAGCTACAATAGCCAGGCTTCTTTCGGGGTGATTCAGTCCGTGTCCGTATAGTCTCCGGCTAAACAAAAAGCCAGCCGTTAAGCTGACTTGTCTGTTGTTCCCCGAAGAATATACAAAGAATTGCTAACTTTATATAACGAATTTCCATTATTACCTGAAATTCTATCTTTAAACTGCGCATAACTTATCCTAGTCATAATATATGCATCTTTTTTATCTAGTGTAACCTTATATACATTAAAAAATAATGCAAGCATTGGGTTAAAGTATACTAAGTCATAACGTATATATAAAACCATTATAATTGTAAATATTAAAATACTATCGAAATATTTACTATTTCCTTGACCAACGCCTAATGTAGATAAAGGAACAATATATGTCATTATATAACTAACAATTCCATCACCTATTTTTTCTGGATTAGTTAATTTCTTATTATTTAATTGCTTCTTTTTGTAATGGATAACCTTCAATATAAATATAATAAACGGAAGCAATGTAAGTAATAAAAGAGTAAATATTAACCAATTAGAAAATATAATTTTTAAACTAAGTCTTTCATTACTTGAATTAAGTGCATCTATAAATAATATTAAAAATAATGGTGCAAACGAAACAAAAAATAAATTTAGTTTGTTTAGGCAAAAGCAAACAACAATAATAATAGTGAAAATTAAAATATTAATTATTATCATTCTAAAAAATCTCTTTTTAACAAGATAGTCCTAGCGGGTCTATCTGATAACAATGCTGCAAAGCCAAACTTTCCTTCTTCACTATAAGTAATTGTTAAATCTTTTTTATCTATATCTAATCCCTTAAAACTATCATGAAACTTTTTATTATTTATAATTTCTTTATCAATATCGTTAAAGGTTTGTTGTATGTTCTCTTCATTAAACCTTTCTTTCAACGAATCTAAAGAAATACGAGCCATCATTCTTGTAAAAATACTTGAACTTTTTCCCTCCAACCCCTTATCTATTTCATCAATATTTTTGAAAACATTAGAAAAATCTGTTTTTAAATGTTTTATATTATCTTTTGCTACAGCATCGTATTCACTTGATAAAAAGAGCATTTTTTCAAAATCAGAGTGTGTATTAATAATATAAACGCCTTGAGAGTAGTAAAAACTAATATTATTCTTAATACCGAAATATAGATGGTTATCATCTAATTTCTCAACACCATCATTAGTTAAATTCCCCATAAATCCCGATGATAATCTCTTTTTCTTAAAAGCATTAAAATTATCAACTTTCATAAATAAATAATAGGGGGAATTAGTACCAATGCATACTTTTGCAATAGCTCCTTTTACATTTTCCAAATTTCCTAACACCGTCAGATCTTCACTAGGTACAAAATTATCGTCTTCTAATTTTTTCACTAAACTTTTAGAATTAGCGCGTTCATTTTTATTTAAATAATAAATTGTATCCCTGTTATTTTTTAAAATATCGAATTTTTGTATTTGATTTTTATTAACCTTTGATTCCTTAAATGTATAAATAAAGCGTTGCAACATCGACTTACTTGTGTCATCATCTAAAGTTGCATTTGCATAAGCAAAATTTTCCATATTATTCATACCATTTTTGGAATATTCAAAATAAAAAGAAACACTGTAATTATTTTCCTTTAATGATTTTTTAAATAGTTCTGCATCCCCATTTATACTATCTGCTGATACAGTCTTTACCTCATCTTTTGATTCTTCATTTTCCACAAGATTCATCTCCCAATATTATTTCACTATTATTCTACCAAAAAAGGAGAGCAATCATGCTCCCTTTCAGTGAAATAATATTAGGAATTAGTTTAACGTCATTTCGGACAATGACGGCCTGTGGAGTTGAACCCAGAGTAAGTGCCGATCCAACGGGGACTTAATCATTCTTTTTGACAATACCAGTATATGCCCTTTTATCCCCGTGTGGTACCCGCTTGATCCCCGTTCGATTCCTGATTCATCCCCGATTTGAAGTAGACGTGAAAATCAGGGATTAATTGACGATCAACACGGTATACTGCACACTTTGGCTCAATGATATCCGCGAAATCAAGGCAGGCCCGCTCTTCTAGTGCCTTATAGCCATCATCGCTATATCGGCCTAGCTTCGGAGCCAGCTCTTTAACGTACATACGATCTCTAAAACCTGGTAAAAAACGTTCTTTCAAAATGATCCTGGACGAATACCGACAACTTTGAATGGCCTCGTGAACGGCGCAAATCGCATGTAAGCAGTCGGCAATGTCGGCCAGCCGATCATCAGTCGAGTTAAAGGCTGAGCTGCCTTTGACTCCAGTGATATCTATTGTTGGTGAGCGCAAGCCATAGTTACCCGCTCTCAAACAGATCCCTTCAAATCGGTCATCGTCCCAAAAGAAATGACGCACTCTGTCAATTGTTGCTTGTTTATCAATTTGCGGAAACAGTTCCATGAAGTGCACTCCTCATAATTAGATTGATATTTGTTTTAAGAGCACCCATTTAGGGTGCTTTTTATTTTGTCAATTTCACCAGCGCCAAATTGGAATGCCAATCAATGCCCAGCAAATTAAATTAGAAATAACTAACGCAGTGAGTAACGCTAAGATCCATCTAATCGTTTCCATCATTATCCTTCCGCCCTCTTTTTACGTACTGCCGCTTTATGCAGCTCATTTTTCACCGTTTTAAACGACCGCTTTGAAATGCATGCAGCATCCGCTAAAGTTAGTTTTCTTTTGATTTTCCATTCCAAAAGCATGTCCCACAATTCTGGAAACTCGCTTGTGCCCTTGCGAGCGCCCGCAAGCTTCCGTTCCTTGGCTAAAAAGATCGTGCGCAAGCCGTTAATCATACCTTTTCGTTTAGCCATTTCCAGCTCTTGGAGCCGTTCTCGCTCAAGCCGGTCATCTGACTTACGGAGTTTTTCAATCGCCCTTAATCGGCGGTTGAATTTTTGAGTTTCTCGTTCAAAGTCAGGTTCGCCAAATTCGTCAATATATGCCTTATCTTCAATTTGTAAACGGTCATCAAAGCGCATATGGATTGCACAAAGCAGGCCACGTGTCAGCAAGTTCACTTCTCTACCTCCTAATCTTTAAATCCATACCCTACCAGTCCTTCTTTCACTACTTTCAACGCATCATCTGCCGAGCGGCAAATGCCGTGAATGACGTTGTGACTTTGCAGGAAGTTGTGGAAACGTATCTGGTCCTTACGCGGACGCCCACGCTCGTTTTTGACTTCGATGTAAAAAATTTGATTGTCCGACCACCGGTAGCCATACATGTCAGGGTGACCGCTTGGTACACCAGCCGAGAAAAATCTTCCATCAGGTGTTTTAACTGAGCCAACATTAACCCGGAATACTGTACACTGATGTCGTGACAATGCTATCCGAATATCATTTTGAATTTTATGTTCACTAGTCATCGCTATCTTCCTCAATATATAAAATCGAAGTTAATGGGATGTGGATATCTCTTCCATCTGTATCCACACCATGAGCCCAGTCATCTTTAATTACTAGAGTTTGGAGTTCAATATAGTCGGCTCCATGATCATTCAAATAAACTGTAATCATTATTTCTACCTCTTCATTATCTGACCAGCGCGGGCATCCCACCCGTACGGTGTTTTAAGTGCACTGACTCATTAGGTGACATTATCACGATGTGTCACCAAGCGTCACCGCTTACTCCCCCAAGGGTTTAATCCCAAAAGTGACACATTTTAAATTTTCAACTTTTCTGTTTAGTACATAATAGGTAGGTATAAAATATAAAAGTTATATATATTAGTAATAGTGTCACTTATTTATCTATCCCTTGGGGCTGTAAGGATCAGCGTGGTGACACATCCGGTGACACTATTTCAATGTGTCACCTTTTTATATAGCCTCGCTGAGTTTTACCATCGATTTTCTTCCGACCCTTTCGCCAACCGAACCGATTCACCATAATGTTGGCAATCTGGTTTGATAGCTTGCGATTCTTTGCTAGATCGATACCAGGCACAACTTTCAAGCTGATAGTTTCACTAGATAAGAAGTCTCGATCAGCCCAGTCGTTTTCAAGGGCATCAGCGATTGAATCTTCTAAATCATCGGTGTACATGAATGTCTGCCGGTGCTTATCCAGCATTTCTTGTTGTTCGCTGGTTAGATTGAAGCTGTAATCGTCGTTCTTGAAAAGATGTGTTGCTTCGCCCCAGACTTGCTTGACATATTCGGGAGTTAAATCCCGAACCGGATTAGCCACCTGTCGATCTTTGTCAACCAGCAATGGCAAAAAGCGCCGTTCACCAGTCTTGTCTTTTAAGTAATACAGGTTGTTGGTCGTCCGGGCCAACACGAAGCCTTTAGAAAATCGTTCCGCCTGATGACCATACGGTTTTCGGTACTCGAACTCTTGCAAGGTAACGAACTTCTTCAATACTTCAAACGTTGAATTGGCGGTTGCGGTCATTTCATCATCGTTCACAATTAATGATCTTCTCATTACCGCAAAATCATCTTTGTTTTCAAAGCTGGAGAATTGGTCGGTATAGTAACCGTATGGTGCTATTTTCTGGAGGATGGTTGTCTTCCCAGCGCCCTGGCCACCGACCAGGTCCAGCACAAAGTCAAACTTGCGTTTTGGATCATAGGCTTTAGCAACGGCACCGACGAAGAACAGTTTAGTGATCAGCCGGGTTA